GTAATTTTGATTACGACTTAGCTCCTTCCTTCCATTCTTAATGTGGCCTAAGCAGAAAAGGAGATTACACAGAATTGAGAAAGAGTTATCGTATTTATCGACGACTTCATCATCATCGTGGAAAATGTCACAATCGGCAAATTCTTCATGTTGTAGAAGTAAGAATATTTATTGTGATAACATTCTACCATTTACCGCAGGCGGTAACATATCTGTGTCAACTCCTTTACTGACGGTCGGTGACTTGTCGGTGGGTGGTACATGTAAATTTGTAAATAGCGTCCCAGAGTGTGGTTTACAACCTACTTCTGTGGACAGTTTAGTTAGTAAGAAATTTGTAAATAATTCATTTGTTGGCTATACGACTGATGGTTCGAGTAAATTTATCAACGATGACATTGGTTTTAAGGGTAACGTTAGTTTTGAGGGTGATTTAACAATTTTTAAGGAGTTGGCAGTCTTTACAGGTGATTCTGTTTTCGGCTCAAGCTCCTCATTATTGGGCCAAGTTGCCTTTAACAACACTGTGACTTTCTACGGGGAGTCATTGTTTCCTGAGAAACCTCCGTCTTGCAACATTGCACCAGTTGATTCTAGTTCTTTGACCAACAAGGAGTATGTCGATGCACACGTACCTAGTTATACTGGGTTTAGTGTTGGGTCATTAGGATCCCTTTTTAATTTTAAAGCTGGAGATGCTTCTATAAATGGTGTGATTAGCGCGCCATACATCTCTCCTTTTTTTATTTTAGTAGATAGATACAATTTTTCTTTTATTATACTTGTAAATACTCAGAGCGAGGTTGGTACCTTTTTAGTAAACGCCGGACAAAACGTTTCAACGATTACTAAAATGTCTCCAACTTTCCCTCAGTCTGGGACCTTCACTATTCAAAGTAGGAAGAATCCTCCCGGGCTTCTAGGATGGGAATTAAGGTTTAACTTCACTGGTGTAACCGATGACGTTTTTATAACGTCTTTAACGCTAGCATAAACCTCAGAGTGGCTCCACAATTGTCATCCTGATATCCTGTCCTCCTTAATTGGAAACCACGGAAAGAGAAAACTGTAAAACAAGGAACGGAAATCCATAAAACCAATACTCTCCACTACACCAGAGGAGACGTAAGATGCGAAATATCTTTTAGTGCGCTAGCGCTGAATCACATTCGGCAATTCTACAAGTAATATGATTAAAACTAAAAATTTGAATACGTTACTTAACAAGAAACGCAACTCGCGAGGTACGACCATACCAAAACACACTACGTAAATGAGGAAGGGGAAGCCGCCAACAGGGTTAAAAACTCGTACAGAGGAGATAGTAGACATGAAAGTTCGTCGTTCGAACCTAAGGAAAATGACTACGACTTTGTCATTCAGAGCAGAAGTGATGTGAAAAACTCAATTTTCTCTAACAAGTCGGGCAAGCCTGGCCATGGTTTATTTCCATATCGTTCCGAATATCTTGCTTTGTACGATTTGTACAATCAAGAAATTTATTACGAATCAGGTAATGCCAAGGTCCAGCCGCCTTCGTTAGCCGAGGTTTATGTTTTTTACATGATATGGGCAGGTCCTGCTAGGAGAGTTCCTAGAGAATTCCAAAATCCGAAACCCTTACTTAAGAAACAAGGGGAATCGGAAGCTGATGCAAGTGCCAGAAACCGGTCTCGAGATTTTGTGGATTATTTCAGGAGCAAAGGGTTTGAGACCAATAGTGGGCAAGTGCTCTCTTGTAAACCTGAAGTTTTCATGAGGGCCTTTCGCACATCATTTATCAGGCCGCCACCAGAATCATATCAGAGGGGGAGACAATGGGGGACTAAGTCACGAGAACAATACACCAGAAGCGTTAGGAATTTCGTAATGGTATTGAATAACCGCAAGATTGTGAGTGGGGAACCTTTAATTGGTAAGACTTTTAGAGTCATACCAGGTAAAGTTCAAATCCCAGAAGCAATGAAGGCTATGATTTTCAAGACCTGCAAGCATGAAGTATGCTCTTCATCTTGTGGCAACTGTACGAAATGTTTGGTTAAGGCAATAGCCTTAAGAGACAGTGTCACCAAGATGGAAGAGAATCGTGCTAACCAGAAGAAGAAGGTGGCGGAGAGGCCTAGAATTACAGCAGAAGAAATGATGTTGTTGAGGTCGTCAAGGTTCAACCGAAAGTTCTGGAAAGCCATTATTCTGAAGTACACCTTAGGGGAACGTAGGGGGTCTTTTGAGGCATTCTTAAATGGTCAGTGTGGAGAGTTTACCAATTCAGATGATGTGGAATCAGGCAAAGGAGGGAAGTTGTGTGAGAAGACGCATGGACCAGATTCGTGTAAGAAGCCTATATTCCACAGTATGCCCGGTAAAAAATCCTCTCCTGAGGCTGAGCGTAGGTTGGCAACGAAACAAGAGAAAGAACAAGGATACAAAATATCCAAGTTGACTTTTTGTCATGAAAGTGCTATAACACATATTTGTGTTTGCCCCGGTAATCGAAAAATTTTTCATTTAACCAAGACTCAGCAAGAGGAATGGGTAAATAACAAGGTTTCTGAATCCAGAGCATGCTTAAGTGCCGTCGTAGGAGAAGAGTTGGAAGGAAAAGCACTATCTGGTGTCTCAGGTGAAGATTTAAAAAAAGAAATCCAAGCCTTTGATAAACTCGTAGATCAAGATGTTGAAGAAGAGTTGGAGGACGATAAAGAGTGTGTTCTTTCACCTGAGATACCGCATAAAGACGACAAACCAACTCGCGCCTTGCAAGAAGAAGAGTTGAAGGATGATAAAGAGTACGTTTTCTCACCTAAGATACCGCATAAGGACGACAAACCAACTTGCGCATTGCAAAACCAAGGTTGGACAAGTTTTACGAGTAACAAAGTTCCGCCAGGAAACAAGCTCGTTATACCTGCTTGTATCATGTCAGCAGCCAAGCCCAAAAAGAACAAGGTAATCAAAAGTAAAATTTTGGTCGAAAAACCTGTGGATGAGGATGTTGAGATGGTCGTATTGAAGAAAGAGTTACCTACGAAGACTGTTGAGGAAGACGCAACAAAACAAGAAAACATACAACCAATCGCAAATGTGGAACAACGTAACCATGACCAGGTTTTTAAACCTGTGGTTCCACCAATGATTGATTTGGAGGTTGAATTTCCCGATGAGGAAGTATTGTTGGATATCGTGGGAGAACCAGACGAAGGAGGAGAGGAAGAGCTTGTTGGAGAAACAAGATTTATTGAAGTCGAAGCTGATATTGATATCGAAAATCAAGTTGAACATCGTAACCAAGACCGTGGAGAAATCCCCGTGGTTCCACTTGATCAAGAGGAGGTAGAAGAGGTAGACAGAAATATTGTCAGACACCCTTTGATTGATAGGAGGGTTCTCCACCCTTATGACGTCCCTAGGAGAGTGTTTTTCGGACCACGTAATAACCCGGCTTATGGAAGGTTTAGTGATTCTGAGTCAGATACCGATTCCGGTTCAGACTCAGATACGGGTTCGGACGCAACAGTGAAGGAGAGGGTTAGAAAAGAAAACCCTGGTTTTAAAAAAAACCTTGAGCCATGTTACCCTTTATCAGAAGGATATAAGTACCTTCCTGGAGAAGGGTTAAAAACTGTAATGCTAGGGACTAATGCCGCTTCTGACGTTGATTTGAGGAGTATGATAGAAAAGTGCTGTATAGGACTTTTCGATTTCATACTTTACAAAAAAAAATCAAATGTAGTTAGAATATCTGATAACCAGCTGTGTGATTTACACCAGACGGAAGAAGGCGAGAGATCTCTCATTAATCGGTTTTGTAGGGGTGTTGCCTACAACATCAACACGATGGCAAATGGGAACTGGGCTGATTTTTCTAAGAATAACACACAGGCTGAAGTTATGGTTATAGTCCGTTCAAGAAAATACCGTGGCGACGTGACAAAAAAATTGTGGAAATTTTCTAGGGAAGCCAAGGTTTTTGATGAACTTTACAGAGCTATCATGCGCAATACAATGCCTATGAGTTCGGTAGGTTCTCTTAAGAACCCGACCCAGGTACACATGTACCTTTTCAGTCGCATCGGCGAACAAATCGCTGAATTTTGTGATAAGCAGAAAGTCTTAGGTTACTTGGAGGTTGAAAATGCTGCGATAGTCGCAAATACAATTGCTTACATCCATAACACCATGGTTGTCAACTTCAATTTGGGCTTATCAAGCTGTCAGGAGTTCTCTGTCTCACCCGGTGCGTTAACCTTCTCTCTCACGAGGTAGGGATGCGAGGCGATTTTCGGCATTGACGTGTATTCATACACGTCAATGCCGAGGATGTCAACGGGAGTCAGATGTCTTGGATTAGGAAGGCATGTTTATACAAAGTTATCAGACTCATTTAGGGAAACCAAGGGGTGGGAATTTAATAAAGCTTTTATTGCTGTTAAAGGAAAAAAATTCTTTAACAGTGAAACAGGGGACATCACGTTTCCTATTCATAACGCTTACCAAGATTCTTATAAGATTGGTTATTCCACGGTTTTCGGACCTTCCTGTGCGCATTCTGGGATTATTTACGACAGAACTGACAACAATATGAACGAAGCTGTGTCAAGGCACTTCAAAAGAAAGGTTCTTGAGTCTAAAACCGACCAGGATGAGGTAGGAAATCTAGGACAATTTTTAACTAGCGTTCTCGAGCCAGATTTTGATTTTGACATGGCTTTGAGGATTAATCAGTGTAATTTTGTTGACGTGTATGGGGATGAGTTAATCAGGGACGTTACATCACAGATCGGCGTTCACGAGTATGAACACGTGATAAGTGAAGGTTCATTCTTGTTGACTCTTGAGAAACATTTGAAACAAAAGCTAAGGATTATGAGTTTTGAACAAGTTGAAACTTCAGGCAAACTCAAGAGTACGGTGTATATGGATCACGTTACATGGTTCGTTAAAATGGAAATTGCTAAACCAGGAAAAGCGGCTAGGATAGTTGTAGACCTCAGCTGCCCAGGTTCCTTACCTAGGGTGCATTTCGCAAACTCGTTTAAAAATCATGTTAAGGAAAAACCAATTAATTTCGGTAGAGTACGCGTGACTTATAAGGGTGATGCGAGTTACTCAAATATGAGAAATATGTTTGAAGAACATATGAGCCACTTTAGTGAGGTTCGTTTGGACAACAGTTCTGATGATGCTCTTGTTACTTGGTGGGAAGGAGGAGAGAGGCATAGCTATCTGCTCGATATAGCGTCAAACGATAGTAGTCACTCTATGAAAACGATGTGGTTGTACTCCCGTATTTCTAATATGGATGCTGAACAACAATCAAATTTTTTCAAGAGTATTAGGATGCCTTTTAGGATTTATGATCAAAAAAAGAGAAGATTCGTAGAATTTAAGACGTTATGGGGCTATTTGCTTTCAGGACTGGGGGACACAACTGTTTGTAATAATTGCGTGTACCTATACATGGGTTTCATGTTAAACAAGTTCTTAGACAAAGGTCTTGAGATGTCGATGGCTCTTATCTCGCTAGCAGGTTACTTTACCGGGTTTCGTTTCTCTTATCAGAAGGCTATCAGATTAGGGGAGTTGCAGTTTTTAAAACATTCTCCCTTTATACATGGCAACAAGATTGAGTTTATGGTCAACCTTGGTGTGATTTTGCGTTATACAGGTAGGACTCATGGGGACATACCCTTAATTTCTTATCCCAAGTACGTTAACAACGAGTTAGATAGATTCCGTTATTTTCAGTCTCTTCTGACCTTCGGTTTCTTTAAGTTCGTTAGGTATTATCCGTTGATAAAAGCCTTATGTCCTTATTTTGACTTGATATTAGGAAACGAAGACGTTCATAGGGCTAAGTTAGACAAGTATGGTCACAGCCTTTACTCCCATCACTTCGACTTATCTGAAAAGAGACCAATTCTTTACCCTAGTAGACATGAGTTTTACTCAAGGTATGAGCTTTCAATAACTGATATCGAAGAATTTGAGGGTCTAATGATGTGTGCGGATGTTGGGTTTGTCGTTCACTGCAACTTAATTGATGTAGTTCTGAAGGCGGATTACGGTTTGTCTTGGTAAGAGTTTCTCCAACGTAATGGGTTGTAATTCTCGGAAACATGTTGTTAAAGTTTCCTATTTTCTTTATGCTTAGAATTAAATAAAGCAACTAAATAAGCTAGTAATAATAGCTCCTTAAATGGAGCGGGTGCTTATG